AGGATATCTTTGTTTTTAAGATATATGGTTTTTGTTTTTTCTTCAGTCACGTAGTTAATTCCTTCCGTTTATTATAGCATATTGTTTTACCATTGTCAATGGTAAAGTGGGTACTTAATTGAATCGGTAAATACACTTGGAGAATTATCAATGAAGATCACTGACCTTAAACCTCGAGTAGTTGCTGTATATGCAGGACGCTTCCACCCGTTTCATCATGGACACGCTGGTGTGTTTCAAGAACTGGCCTCCAAGTTTGGTATCAACAATACTTACATCACTACAAGTAGCAAGGTAGAGCCAGAAAGTAGTCCTTTTACGTTTCAGGAAAAAGAGATTATGATGCAAGCCGCAGGTGTACCAGCTGGACATGTTGTTGAAGAAACAGTTCCGTATTCACCTAGGAATCTTCCTGCAAAACTAGGACTTAATCCAAGCAGAGATGTATTAGTATTTGGTGTAGGAAAAAAAGATATGGCATCAGATCCTAGGTTTGCATTCACACCACTTAAAGATGGAACACCAAGTTATTTTCAGCCGTGGACAGGAAAAAACTTAATGCCGTTTGACAATAACAAAACACCCGATGGTCAACGTGCAGGACATGGATACATTTATCCAGTACCAGATATTCAATTTAAAATTGCAGGCAGTACTGTTAACAGCGCCGGTGCAATTAGAAATTTATATCGCTCAGCAACTGATGCTGGACGATTGAGCATTTTACAAGAATTGTATCCAGATGCCAACGGTAGTATTCTCAATAGAATTAAAAAAATCTTCGATAAGAAGTTAGGATAACACAATGGCAAATATATCAGATCCAGTTACAATTACATTTAAAGCATTTGATGGCGCAACTGGCGGCGACGGCCGAAGAACAGGCGCACAGGATCCAAGGTCAACTACTAAGAGAGACTTCTCAGTTTTAAGCTGGCCAAGTACTCCTAAGATTAGTCAAACGATTGAAGTTAATTACAGCACATGGGAATTGCAACATACAAACTATCAACCTAGTGCATTTGGTAATAGAAGTACTCCTATTGTAACGATTTCTGGTCAATGGTTTAGTAGAGACGAAGATGAAGCTAAACGAACATTGAATGCTATTCACTTACTAAGAAGTGCAACTAGTATGTATTATGGTAGAGGTGATAGTAAAAAAGGTACGCCACCACCAATTGGAAGATTGAATGCATTTGGATTATATAACAACACTCCTGTTGTTGTAAAAACATTCCAGTATGATTTTCCTAACGATGTAGATTATATTTCAACTGACATGTTTAATGGCAAACAAGCTGTTCCTGTTTTATTTGAAATGAGCGTGTCATTGATTATTCAAGTTAACATTATTGAAGCGGTCAAGGAATATACACTTAACAAATTTGTTAACGGTGACTTGCTTGGAAGGGGCTACGTATGACAACTGGTACTAATCAATACGCACAAACAGAAATTACAGATTTTTATTTAGATCTTGCAAAGCTTCCGACCGCGACCGAGTTACTTGATGGCCGCGCACCAGAATACATAACTGTAGAGCCAAGGTACGAACACAGAATGGATCTGTTGAGTTACTACCTGTATGGTAACAGCAAATATTGGTGGGTAATCGCTTTGTTAAACAGAAACCAAATCCAAGATCCAATTAGAGATTTAAAATCAGGTATGCAAATTAGAGTTCTTTCGCCAGGCGACATTAGAAGGATAGTATAACATGGCTATGACTAAACCAGGACATTTGGATGACGTTGGAGTCCCAGATGTTGTTTATAACCCTTTATCAAATTATCGCAACGTAACATATAACACTAGACTGACAATGATGCCATTATCAGAATCTATGGCAAGTCGTCCTGCTCGTTCTTACAGTTATAAAAATGGTATCATCATGTGGGAAACAGGCGGCACTGGTACAACGTACTTAGAAGAACTAACAATGGAAACAGTTGGCACAGGCAATAAGACTGGCAACTATGCAATGCAACAACACCACTTGTTCAGTGGAAAACTTGTTGAACCACTCGGCGGCAGATTTATCGAATCCTTATCACTTGCCGCAATGTCATCAGGATATAACAATAACGATGGTGCAGTTTATCTCTTAGAGATTATGTTTAAAGGATATGATACTGACAGTGATGCTCCAGTGGATTGCGTTGGCTGGGATGGCGAGCCTATGCATTTCTGTTATTATGTTCGCATCAAGACTTTAAAAATGAAGTTAGACTACAAAGGTAGTGTCTACGATTTTGAAATGTATCCAGACATTGGTGCCGCTGGTCACAGTGACCATATGAACTTGGAACAAGGTTTCCGCATGGAAGGACACCCTGCTACCATTGGCGACTTCTGTAAACAATTAGAAAAAGCATTAAACAAAAGAGAAGATGAAAAAGTATCTGCTGGTTTAAGATCTATACCACACAAGTACACAATCACTGCACATAAAGATATTGCTGGCTTGAAATATGAATACAGCTTTTTTAGTGATGTAACTCACTTATGGGGTATGCGTAAAGGTGAAATACAAGTGCAAGCTGGTACAACTATTCACACATTTATGGGCAGTAGCTTGCCTAACAGCCAAGACGTATTAAAGTATCTACATCGTGTCAATGACGGTAAAAAAGAATATAACAATCCTGATACTAAAAAAGGCACAATCAATAAACCTGCAAGACACTTTAGTGTAATATGCGGTAGCAAGAGCCTTGGTAAGTTTGACAAAAAGCTGGGCGGCTATGCTGAAGATGTTCACTTCTTTTTAACAACAAAAGAAGATGCTAAAACAGTTATTAGTCCTCAAGAATATGAAGATGCAACTAATCAAGGACAGCGGGATGGCCGCATTAACTATTGGATTAGTAAAGGTCTACTAAGAAAAGTATACAAGTGGATTTATACAGGTGAAAACACCGAAGTTATCAATTGCGACATTAAGTTAGATTACCTTTGGAGACAGGTCCGCCCTATGTGGATTGACGAAGAAGGCAAGCCAGTTGGCGCCACTTCAACAGCAAGAACTACACGTGAGCCACCAGCAGGCCGAGCAACGGGGCAAACAGGCAAAGGTCAGGGGCCTAAGGGCAACCAAGGTTCTGGTGGCAGTGGCGGCGGCACTGGCGGCTTTTCTAACGTCCCAGGTGGCACATACGCTGAAGATTTACCATATAGAAGTAGTGCGCCAACATCCAACTACTATTCCCACATGCCACGTTATTATCACATGAACACAACTGTTAATGCTGATTCACAACAAGGTGCGTTAAGCCAGGAAAATGCAATGGAATTCAGTATCTATAAACAGCTAGGTAACAGCCTTGGCGGCGGCGAAGCTGATATGAATACAATTAGCATGGAAGTTGTCGGCGATCCTTATTGGTTGATGCAAATTCCAGGTGCGCCACCATGGGAAGAAGATGTATGGGAATACGAAGCAGGCCTAACAGAAGAAACATTGGCCACAAAGCGTAAAAAAATGTCTAGCCATAACTGGTTACCTTTCATTTATTTTGAAGCAGTAGTTCCAGCGGCTGACTGGACAAGTGGTGACACAATGAATATTAGACACAGTGATACCATATCTGGAGTATACTCTGCAAAGAAAGTTGTTAATAAGTTTATCAAGGGCAAGTTCACAACAACATTAGATTGCTTTAGAGATAACTTAGGCAATCCTTTTGGCGGCAAGAAATCACAGTCAAGCAGTTTCACCCCAGCAAGTTCAGGTGCGGCATCTGGCAAAGGCCCGCAAAACGCTGGCATGAATAGCACTGGAGATAAGAAATGAAAGCAAATTCAAACGGTGGCCGTCCAGACCACATGAAAGCCGGCAGCGGCGGCACAAACAAACAACAAGGTATATTTCTTGGCAAGGTAAAAGATAACACAGACCCAGAAGGTTTGGGTCGTGTTCGAGTATGGATTGCACAGCTAGGTTCAGCTAAAGAAAGTGACGAATCAAGTTGGTATACCATGCGATACTGCTCTCCATTTGCAGGCGCCCAAGCTGAAAAGAAAGAATCAAGATCAACGTCAGCAACAACATTGCCGGAAACTAATCAAAGCTATGGTATGTGGATGGTGCCACCTGACAAAGACATTTATGTTATTTGCGGATTTATCAATGGCGAAAGTCATCAAGGTATTTGGTGGGCATGTTTGCCACATGACGGACATACTCACTCATTGCCAGGTGTTGCTAGTGGTGCAACACACCAAGGTGAGATTAAAGTTGTTAGTGAACGTAACAGATACAACTCAGCTGACCCACAAAAGCAACATAGACCCAAACACTTCCAGCAAGAAAATCTTGCTAGACAAGGTATTGAAAAAGATTTAAGACGCGGACATACTAATGCAGGTCCTTTTAGAGCCAAAGACAAACATCCAGGCAATGCGTATGGTTTAGTCAGCCCTGGCCAGCACAGTCTATTGTTAGATGATGGTGCCAACGGTAAAGGTGGACAAATTAGATTACGTACACGATCTGGCAATCAAATTATCATGAATAATGATGATGGCTTTATCTACATGATAAATGCCGCAGGTTCTTCTTGGTTTCAAATGGATCATACTGGTAACGTAGATTTTTATTGTGCAGGTGACTTTAGTGTACACACAGAAGGAAGTGTAAACTTCCGTGCTGATAACAATATTAACTTTGAAGCCGATGGCGGCTTTAACTTGAAAACTGGCGGAGACAGTAGAATGGAAGCCACTGACGGTAAAGTACAGATTACGGGCAACCAAGCAGTTAATCTTACCTCTGAACAAAATATAAACTTTTACGCAGATAGTCAGCTTAAAATGACTGCCCAGAGAATTGACTTAAATGGTCCAACAGCAGACCGTGCTGACTGTCCTGGTACAAATACTTTAGCAACAAATGCAACCATTGGCAGAAGCGTAGCAGGCCGCGTGCCTGAACCTGAACCGTATGGTGGCCATAGTGTTTTAAATGGTGGAGAAGCAATTAGTGTGCCTCCTGGTGTAGTTGATGAAACACTTGGTAATCACAAAATTACTCCCGCAGATATCGAACCCCCAGAGGGCGGTGACGGCGGAGGAGGAGACCCAGCAGTTCCACCACTAACAAATGCCGAAGATTGTGTCCCAGATATTACGCAAAATACTTTAAGTGAAGAAGGCTTTAAGTTAATGAAGAGTCGCGAAGCATATCGTGGAATGATGTACAGCGACTACCAAGGTTATAGTGTTGGTTACGGCACCCGCGTTGACATTTTTGGTCCAGACAATTCTGCTAGTAAAATTGATGCAAACTTAAAACAAGCGTTGGTAGCAGGACCTAGCGAAGCAGAAGCACGATTAGCCAGTAGACAAATTGTTGATAGGCACATGGCACCGGGTGTTATTGCCGCATTAGAAAAAGCCAAAAAAGAAGCCGGACGACAAGTTTGTATTACTCAAGCACAAATTGACGCATTGATTATGGCGGCATACGGAAGCCCGTCTGTTGCAAAACAAATGGCAGCAGATTTAGTCAAAGATGCAGCCTCAAGCTCGGATGGTAAGGCAACCAAGCAAGGTATAGCCGCAATTTGGGCTAATGCTGGTTATTCAAATAGTGCCAGCCAGAGAAACAGTGAAGCAAACTATGCCATTTATGGCAAGCCAAATGCTGATGCTCGTAATATGACTCAAGAACAGTTGCGAACAAAAGGCGTAGCTTCTGACGAAGCAGCCATTAAAAATAACAAAGCACGTAATCCACAAACGCCATGGACACGCTCTCTAGGAAACGGGCCATCAACTGGCGAACGAGTAGATGCCGCTTATGGTCCACCAACACCTACACAAGCAAGCCAATGGGAACGAAGTGCTTACTTGAACACTGGTAAGGTGCCAGTTGGCGTTAACCTAACATTACAGCAGTTAAGAGACAAATACGGCCTGCCACATACTGATAGTAATTATCCCCCAGGCAAACCAGCACCAGCAAGTCAAGCTTAAAGATATAACCCGCTTTATTCCTAGCTGGTAAATAGGTGTATGGCACGTTTAACATCTACTTTCCGCGGTTATAGTAGCGTAGGGACTAGTTTTCTTAGTCCTGTTCGCTATGACTTAGATCTTGCTAGACAAGACTTATTAAACCATTTTAATACTCGCAAAGGCGAGCGCATTATGTTACCTGAATTTGGTAGCATAGTATGGGACATGCTATTTGAGCCCTTAGATGAAAAAAATAAAAATCTAATTGATGAAGATGTTAGAACTATTATTGGTAATGATCCGCGTTGGACATTACAAAGTGTAACGATTACTGAAGCACCAAACTCGCTAAACATTGAAGCGGTACTAACGTACAATCCATCTTCAGAAACTGTAACATTGCCGTT